AAAGTCAGTTGAAATTGCCGCCAAAGTTCAAGAAGCAAAAGTTGAATCCATCCAAAAACAACACGAATTAGTTACCAAAGGCATACAAGATGAATACACAGCTAAATTGGATTTATTGCGGAATTATTATGCTAACGGGGTGCGCCAGCCCAATACCAGCAAGTTGCCCACAATTTCCAACGCCACCGGCGGTCTTGATGCAATCACCGCCTACAACCTTCTTGCTGGACAATGCGCTGAAACAACCCAGCAAATAGTCAGTCTACAGAAGTGGATTAATGAGCAAATGGGTATTAAATGAGCTTTAAAGAATGTTTAGACTTAGTATTAAAGTCAGAGGGTGGTTGGGTTGATGGCAACAAAATCGGAGACCCAGGCGGTGAAACAAATTTAGGCGTTACTAAGCGTGTTTGGGAAGAGTATGTAGGTCATCCTGTAGAAAGCCTTAAAAAGCTCACTAAAGAAGATGTAGCCCCGTTGTATGAATTAAAATACTGGAGACCTTGTTATGCAGAAGTATTACCTAGGGGACTCGACTTTGTTATGTTTTCCATGGCAGTTAACGCAGGCCCAGGCAGAGCAGTTAAACTTCTTCAATCAGTTATTGGGTGCGTACCTGACGGAGTTATTGGGCCAAGAACAAGAGGACTTATTTCCGACAGTAATAGTGCAACTCTTATCACTAAATTCTCAGAAGCTAGGCGAGAGTATTACCGTACATTAAAAACCTTTCCTATCTTTGGCAAAGGCTGGCTAAGTCGTGTAGATAATGAAGAAAAAGAAGCCCTAAATATGGCTAAAAACGCATAATTGTTAAATAAAAGCAATACCCAAATACTGCTACAAACGCCAATGCCCCTAAAAAGCCCCAAATCACGCTGTATTCGTTTTGTTGCGGTCTTTCTATAGCCACATAGTAGTCTGCGTCTTTAAACGCTTCCTGGCTTGTTTTATAAGTTTTGCCTAACATTCCTACGCTGCGTGTACTCATTTTTCTATCATCCTCATTGCTTTTTCAAATAGTTCTTTTAAATGTTCTATTTCAGCTTGTTGCTGGCGCAATACTTTTGCAGCATCTAAGTTATATCCACAGTTGTTGCATATTTCTATTGCATCAGCTAGTTCAAGTGCGTTCATTCTTTCTCCCTTAGTGCTTTTAAATAGTTTTTAAGTGCCTTGTCGTCTTCTTTAAATATTTTGTCAAACATTTCTCTAGTTGGTATACGGGCAGTATGTTCTTCAAAAAACCCGTTATATACATAGTAAGAAAATGCCCTACAGGCCCAGTCATACGCTTTACAATCTTCGGCTTGGCTGCATTTGTCGCAAGGGGCTTCACCCTCAAAGACTCGCCTTACATAAGTGTCCATTTTTCCCCTAAAAAAGTAGCAAGTCAAAGTCTTTTTAGTCTGAAATCTCTAAGAGCCATAGAGCTGAATAGTGTCATTGACCTGCTATGTAAGTAATTTATTGCAAAAAACAAGGGAAAGCCACTATGACAAACCCTAATGTGGCAAACAAACAACAAGGCTGTATTTGGCAGTTGCTATCAATGGGCGAGAAAGCCGCAAAATTACCCAATTACTGCATCCTACATTGGCGGCTTAACGCCTTAAAACTGGGTGAGGTACTTGCAATCGTGTATGTGAAGCACGAAAAACGCTTGCTTTCCCTCATAAATAAGGTGGGGGCGGTCTGCACGGACAGACATGGTAGGCGAAAAGGGGAAATCGCCTCGCCCCCGTTGTTAGTTTAAACCAGTTTTAAGTTTGTAAATTTTCACCAATGCTAAAAACATTTCATAAGCGTCTCGTAAATCTTGCTCTTTATGCTCGTATATTGCAACTTCGTTAGTAGTGCCGTTTATATAGACATTGGCACATCTAGCGCTGGGCGCTAAAACTTCTCTGTAGGCTGCAAGCTGTAGTGTATGCTCTAGGTAGGGTGTTAGTTCACTAGGGCTTTTCTCTGTCGTCTTGAAGTCAATTACTACCCCAGAAAAGTCATGGCGTGCCTTACAATAAAGGTCGCATTTTCCACCATAAGACTCTTGCTGGTTCACCAAACTCTGCTCAGGAATCCATAGCTGCGCCCCAAAATGCGCTGTTATAGCATCATCTACCTTGCGGACATAAATAGGCATTTCTGGTAAGTATTCTTGGTTATAGAAGCTCTCTATAAAGTCATGAATAAGCGTGCCTCTATTCATTGCTTCTTGGGACTTTTTCTTTGCCAACTCCATGCAACGGGCAATATAGTCTTTTTCGTCTTCACCGTCTTGGCGTGGGTTTTCAATACAGGCTTTAATTGCTTCGCCTTGTAACCATGAATTAAGGCCATCTTTAGAAAGCTGGCTATTAATGGTGCTAACTGATGGTACTAATGTACCTGGCGCTGCTTTAGCATCACGCAAAGTTACTGACCGTTCCTTGCCGTTTTTGCCGGTCATTGTATAGCGTGGTGCGCCAGTTAAGGCGCAATACCAATGTTGTGACATATTTTTCCCCTTTAAACTGCTTAATTAAGTAATTCTAGTATAGCTTCCCTGTCAACAGTATTTAAACAACAGTCTGCACAGGCTTGTATTACCTCACGAAGTACCGCAGCTAAGTCATTAACTTCAAACGCTATTAATTGTCTTTCTTCATCCACCCCAAAAGGCTCAGTAGAAATTATAGCTTTATCTCCAATTACATCACGAATTTGGCTTAACATTTTTTCCCCCAAAAGTATAAATCATGGCTGTCTGAATTTACTGCAAACCCAAAATGCTTAAAAATATTGTGAAAGTCAAAATTGTCTACTAAATCATGTATTGCAATGTTTTTGTAATAATCGTTGGTAAAAGGTGCTGCATCTGCATTAGTTGCTGTAGTGCCATGTTCTGCCCTGCCGGTAGTAGCGCAAGTCATTATTACTAAGTCTTTAGACAACTCGCACATTTTTGTAAATGTTGAAAGCCAATGTTTATCATGCTCTAAACATTCGCAAGAAATAACGGTGTCAAAAGTCAAGTTTGGAAAAGGTAACTCATGGCCTTTGCATACCATGTCTACATCCTTACCTTCTCCAATATCCACGCCCAAATAATCGCACCCTGTAAAAAACTCTCTGACAGACCCATTAATATTTAACGAGCCTATTTCAAGGACTTTTTTATTGGCAAAACTGTCAGGAAAATTATTCTTGACAGTCTTTACAAACGACATTTGGTTAGAATGGCTCATTAAAATGGCGTGTCGTCAATAATTTCGTCAGACCCAGCAGGCTTAAAACCCATAGGCTCTTTAACTTTGCCAATAGACACGCTAAAAAACTTACCTTTAGCGCCTTCTTTTACCCAAGCTGATAGCCAATGTTCTTTGCCTTGCAACATAATTGAACCGTTATAGTCTGGGTGATTGTCGGTTGTCTTGCGAGTATTTTTAAAAAGTGAACCGCTACCCTCTTTTGGTATGTAAGCCATTAAATTTCCTTTGCTTTTACTACTGGTTTAGGTGACGAAGCGGCATTACCGTCATCGTCTGCTTGTACTACTCCGACTACTGCTGCTAAGGCATAGCGCCTCATATAAGTTAAACAACTGCCAGCGCCTTGTGCGTCAGGTTTAGTAACAGGCACAGACATTAAATAACTTATAAATTCGCCAGAAGAATGAGTGAGTACGGTATTGAGCGACATTGTGCCATCAACAAATTCGCCAGGAAACTGCATAACCGCAAGTCCGTTTTCAGACAATAAACCACGGCAAGCATCCCACACAGACTCAAGGTCAGCATACTTACTTTTAAAAAATGGGTTAGCTGAGTCTTTTTTGGCATGAGTAAGTTTGCCTTGTACGATTGATAGCGCTTTGGCTAAGTTTGCAATGCTTTCACTTTGTCGCATTTTGACCTCCAAAGATATTGCCAAAGTCGTCAAATACATCTTGTAACAATGTATTGCGTGTTGGTTTGCCACAAGCTGCATGAATAACATCTATATCGTCTTGTGCAAGCTCTGTGCCAAATTCCATGTTGTTAAGCGCTATTTCTAAGCGCTCTTCCATTTCCAGCATTAGTTGGTTTAATTCACCCATTTAAATCCCCTTGAATGGCATAGCAAAATTGCTATAACGACACTTTAACACAAGAAAACATAAAAAGTAAACTATATGCAAATAAACAACATTTAAGTTAAACTGCGTGAATGAACACAAAATTAAAACTCACTGACTCTGCCATCATTGACCTACTAGGTGGTACAGCCAAGGTAGCAAGAATGTGCAAAATAGACCCAGCAGCCGTTTCTAATTGGCGTATACGGGGAATACCAGCCGACAAATATATGTTTTTGGGCGCAAGAATTGAAACAGAAAGTCATGGGCTTGTAACCCGTCAGGACTTGTTTCCTACTAATTTTTGGCTTATTTGGCCTGAGTTGCTAAAAAACAACACATTTGGTAAACAACATGAAATTGAATAATGTAACCATTTGTGCCATAGACTCAGTACAGCCTGACAAAGCAAAAGCCGCCATAAAAAGAAGTAAAAGAAATATTGAATTTGGTGGTGAATTGTTTATTGACCACATAAGCATTAACAGTAAGCAAGCGTATAGCAAATTTGTGCTACAAGAACTACATAAATACATCCATACAGACTTTGTTTTAATAGTGCAATGGGATGGGTGGGTCATTGATGCAAGCGCCTGGCAGCCCCAATTTTTAGACTATGACTACATAGGTGCTGTATGGCCTTGGCATCCTGAAGGACTGCGTGTAGGTAATGGAGGGTTTTCCCTAAGAAGCAAGAAGTTGTTGCAATTATGCGACACTCCTAAGTTTGTTTACAGCGACAAAAATGAAGATGATTTAATCTGTCATTTAAACCGTGATTACTTGGTTAGCAATGGAATAAAGTTTGCCCCTGAAGAATTAGCAAGGTATTTTAGTTATGAAAGGGAGTTGTCAAACTTGCAAACCTTTGGTTTTCATGGAGATTTTCACATGGGTAAATACTTGTAGTAGAATTGCAGTCCCTTATGATGGCGGCTCTAACGACATCGTAGCGTCATAAGGTTATAGCGTTACTAGAAGGGTAAGAGGCTGAAATAGCGCAATACAGGTGGCGAAGTTAGTGCCTGTGCCTCGTAAGACTGACGGGTTAAGCGATTCCTCATTGGAAAACTTATGAAGGCAACCTAGGTAGGCTAGGTTCGCTCAAACCTCTAGGAAGTTGTATTTAAACCACTAAGGACAAATACTTATAGACTAGCTAAAGACTATTGGGCAAACTACATCTACTCAATAACGAGTAAACATTTAAGGGGAATTAAATGAGAGACTTTATTTTTAGTTGTATTTTAGGTGCAATTTTTGGCGCAATGTTTGCATTTAGCATACCTGCAAAAGCGCAAACTTACCCAGTCACTAGCCCACAAGGCTATAACATGGGTACTGTGCAAATTCAAGGCAATACAGCACAGTTTGTAAACCCAATGGGTTACACCACTCAGACTGCTACAATATATCCTAACCAAGTTGTCATCACGACACCAAATGGTTATACACAAAGCGTTGTTGGTAATGCAGGCTACACAGTGCCGCCTAGCCCACCAACACCAAGCAGTCCGAGGGTTTTACAATGATTACCCTTACTGGATTAATTGAATTTGACCATGAAGGTTTACATGGGCCAACTGTTGATGTCAGGGCAAGATTTAACAATTATTGGGATGACGCAATAAAAGACGCAAAAGCTGCGTATGAGTTTAATTTTGAATATGATGAAAAAAGAGATTGTTATGAATTTGTTTCTTTAAAAAAGATAACAAAAACAAAAGCAAATAAAAATAAAATTTAAGGAATAGGAATGTTTGATGAATTCTGGTCTTTATATCCACGAAAAATTGCTAAAGCAACTGCAAGAAAAGCCTGGGCAAAATTGTCCGCAGAGCAACACCTTATGGCTGCAAAGGCTATTCAAGCACATTGCGACTACTGGCGAGCAAAAGAAACCGAATTAGAATTTATACCCCATGCAAGCAGTTGGTTAAACCAAGAGCGCTGGGAAGATGAATTGGTAATTGAACCCAAGAAACAAAAAGAGTCTAAAGAATGGATGTTTAGTAATGAAGGCATTGCAGCTAAAGCTAGAGAGTTGGGAATTATGGGTAATGGTTACGACACCTACGCAAGTCTCAAAGCCAAATGTATGAGCAAGCTAAACATGAGTGCGGTGTAAGGTATTTATGCGGACTACGCCATAAGAAAGGATTGGCGTGGTTTCGTTTATACATTGCACAACATAATTTTGATGAACAACTTTTGCGGGATTTTTACACGCAATACGAATTAGGAAACAGGGGAGAAAAAGGGAAATGGATATTGAAAAATACATTGTCGCAGCAACAGGGCTTGGGTATTTAGTAGTAGGCCTAGCACAATACTTCAAAGGCTCACCAAGTAATGCTTTTATATGGCTTGGTTATGCTGCCGCCCAGGTAGGTCTATGGATGAACCTTAAATGAGGGCTATATGAATGAGTTGGCTCTTTTCGCAGGCGCTGGTGGAGGAATACTTGTGGGACATTTGCTTGGATGGAGAACAGTCTGTGCCGTTGAATGGGAAGCCTACCCAGCAAGCGTATTGTGCGCTAGACAAAATGACAAAATTCTCCCGACTTTCCCGATTTGGGATGATGTACAAACCTTTGACGGAAAACCTTGGAGAGGAATTGTTGATGTTGTTTCTGGAGGATTTCCATGCCAGGACATTAGCGCAGCAGGAAAAGGCGCAGGAATTGAAGGCAAAAGAAGTGGAATGTGGTCGCACATGGCGAGAATCATTGGCGAAGTTAGACCTCAATACGCATTTGTGGAAAACAGCCCAATGCTCACTTCTAGAGGACTTGGAGTTGTGCTTGCAGACCTTTCCAAGATGGGGTTCAATGCAGAATGGGGAGTGCTTTCAGCAGCCGATATTGGCGCAAATCACCTTAGAGAACGAATTTGGATTGTTGCCAAGAATACCCAACAATCTAGATTTTTTTCATACTCCAACAACGGGCAAAGACGGGGGAAGCAACAGTCGGAAAGCATTGAAAAAACGAATGGAGATGTGGCCAACACCGACAGTAGGTTGTGTAGAGGGCGGAGAACAATCCAATCGAGTGGAAAGAACTTTGGGGGGGGGTTACATCTTGAGGAAACTGAACAAACCCAATATGACCTATGGAGCAAAACTTTCGGATGCAGTATTGTTCGAGGAAAAAAAGAAACAAATACTAGATGGTGGGAAATTGAACCCAAACTGGACAGAGTGGTTGATGGGATGGCCAATAGGGTGGACAGACTTAAAGCCATTGGAAACGGACAAGTCCCCTTATGTGCAGCAACAGCATGGAGACTTTTAAATGAAAGACTATGACCC